CCGTCAGCGTTGACCTTGATCGTTATGAGGTCCAAAGCATCCTTCCATTTGGGGATAATCCGGTCCTGGCAGCAGCGCCAGATCTCGCCGGCGGTCCTCATGGTGTCATGACCCTGGGCCTTATTGAAAAGGGAGAGCTTCAATCCTTCCCGCAAAATGATGACGGTCTCGTCATCTCCGGACCTAGCCACGTCCGTCCCGATCTCGACCGGCAACCCCGAATTCAGTCTCCGCCTTTTGGCCTCCTGAATGGCGAGATAGTTGTACACGTTGTCCGGCTCGCCTACCGCTTCCCAATCGCCCTCCAGCAGCGCTTTGATATAGATCGGGGTGAGGATTTCCTTCATCTTGTCGATGTAATTGGCCGGCAGATTCGCCAGGTTGTCCGTCGGTAGGGACGGGATGAAGATATGGTCGACCGGGTTTTGCTCTATGAATCGTTCCTTGATCCAGCCGATATTCGGATTGCAGGATAGAAGGAAATAATATTGGATTTCCTGAGAATTGATTTGTAAACGATAAAGTCGTGTGGCCAGCATTCTAAACTCTTTCTCTGTGAACTGCTCGGCCTGATCCAGCGCGATCCAGCCGTATTCGCCGGACATGAACTTCTCCCAGTCGTCCGGTTTGTCACCTATGCCGCCGTAGCGGATCTTAGAGCCGTTAATCATCAGGATCAGCTTCTCGCTTTGGTTCCAGTTGGCGACCAGATCCGGATCCAGGAACTTTTCGAGCTGGGGAAGGACCGTGTCCCGGAATGACGGCCAGGTCTTCCGCATCAGGAGGCCGAAGTTACCCGGATAATCGAGATTGAGCTGGATCCCCTCGTTGATGAGCGCCGCGGTTTTGCCGCCGCCCATGGCGCCGCCGAATAGCTTGTAAGTCTCGCCGGCCGAATGGAATTCCATCTGCTTGGAATTCCGCGTCGGATCGTAGCGGCCCGAGAGATCGATCGTCAGCTCATTGGCTTCCATTTTTCTTCGCCTCGCCTGGCTTTTTCCTCGGCCTGGGGACCGCGGAAATAACGGTGATCTTCATGTCTCCGGTAAGATTGAAATCATGCCGATCCCGCCAGAGATGAGGTCGTCGGTTCTTCAGCCAGGCCATGCAGGCCGCCGTTTCCGGGACGACCATTTTCCTTGTCCTTTTGATCGACACTGGAGTTTTGATTTCTTTGCCATCTTTCTCATTGACCTTGAATTCTCTCGTCGTTTCTGTGTAGGAGAATCCCCGGGCCCGTTTCAGGAGCGCATTCTCGACTTCGACATCGACAGGGGCCTTCCCTCTTTTTATGGACTCCCGAAACTCCCGATGTTCCAATTGATATCTGTAATATGTCGTCTCACCTATCCCTAGCGCTTTCGCGATCTCCTTATCCGTCATCCCCCGCCTGGCGTAGTCTTCGGCCCGCAGTGCGAAGTCCTTTTCGTACTTATTTCTCATTTTGCCGCGACGGCCTGTTTGATCTCCTTGATGTCGGCCTTTATCTCCCGGATGTCCTCCTCGTAGTTCTCCTGTTTTGTCTCCATCCTGGTAATTTTCTCGCCCCTCTCAATGCAGACGGCCGCCTGGCCGGGATTCGAGCCTTTGCTACCGCCCTTGTTTGTGTTGTTCCTTTTCCCTTTGATGATATACAACCACAATCCCATGTTGGACACGGCTGCCATGCCCACGGCCGCCCAGGTTACAGGCTCGCTCATTTCAATCAGAATATTGCGGAGGGCATAGACTGAGTCAATAGTTCAAAGGCAATTTGGGGGTTTTAGTACCGAATTTGGGGGTTTTAGTGTTAAATTTGGGACCTCCAGGACTAGAGGACTAAAAAGGCGGGAATTCCCTAGATCGTTATTCTTTCCGGGAATCTTTTGTATTTATGAAAGATTCTCACCTCGCAGACCGTACCAGAAGGGAAGCTTTTTCTGTATTCCTCGATTTTCCTTTTCATCTCACTCGAAAGATCGTTGAGCTCGACCCTGATGTACTTGATTCCCAGCTCGTCAATCACGTGGAAATGAAAGGGTGAGCTCTTCGACTCCACATGGACGGTTTTATAGTTCTCGGTGAGATTCTGGAAGGTGCGGGCATGATATTTATTGAAGCGTTTTTTTATCGCCGACTGGGCCATCGGTCATTCTTCCCACTTCCACTCATCGAGGGAGATCAGCAGCTTTCTCATCTCATAATACCGGTAGACAAATCCCTTGCTCACGGCCTCGACCCGTTTGTCCTTGATCCGGTCAAGTACCTTCGAGGGAATCTCGCCGTAGAGAATCTCGCCGTAGTAGTCGACCTCTCCGAGCTCATTCTGCGGGATGAAGACGACGTTTTGCCGACCGCAGCTACTTGCCGATAAGCTTGCGGCGAATATCAGCATAATGATCGCGGCTTTGCGCCAGCCGCTCGCGCATTTTTTTTCTCTCATTTTTATCCCTCGTTTTTTTGATGTCTTTGAAAAGTTTGATTCCCAGAGGCAACAGCGTAGCGATGATTTTGAGAAGATCCTTCATTGTGGACTCTCCTTGTATTCGAAGTGGAAACAATCGAAGTCATTCGGGTCCCGGATCCCGTCGCCATCCCAGTCGCCGCCCCAGGCCAGGTTCAGTTCCTTGGCGATCCGTCCCAGGATGTTGTATTCCGGGATCCTCGACCACTGCCACTCGCCCGTCTTCCGGTCGATGATGCAGAGGTCCGCGGCCTCCCAATCCTGGTGTGCCGATCGTTTTTTTATCCCGTCGCAGTTCGTGACCGGTTTCCTGTGCAGCTCGATCGTCCGGCCTATGGCATAGAGGGCCCACTGCTGCTCATTCGTCCGGTGAAGCCAGAAAATGGCGACTTCGATCCCATGATCTTCATAAGCTCGAAGGATGAGCTCGGAGATCAGACGGGCGAATTCAATCCGCCTCTCCGTTTTGGATTTCATAATAGCCGCAGACCGAGCAGATCAAAGACGTGTTTGATCCGGTTGAGAATCGTCACTTGGTCGCTGCCAGCAAAAAGAAGGCCGACGAGATTTTTCTGCATGTCGAGCACGATAGATCCGGAGTCCCCCGGCGAGCTCATGGGCCCCGCCATGATCTGATCCTCGAAAAGGGCTATCTTTCCTTCTCCGTACTGGACTTGGGCGGTGACGTCGATTTGGATGACCTCGTCCTGAGTGATTTCTGTTGTCCTGCCGCTTTTTTGGATTTGGAGTCCCAGTTCCGGCGTCAAATTCAGGCCTCCAGATGGAATGCCGATGTCCAGGATCTCATTCATGACGCTTTCGTCCTGGATAGGGCGCGCGATGGCCGCGTCGACGAGGTTGAAGGCCTCTTCCTGACGGATGGCCTGCAGGCGCGATTTGCTCGCGGCTGCCCTTGCCGCAATGTTAGCCGCCGACGCCAGCGCCTTGCTGATCCCGCAGCCCTCTCCTCCGAGCCATTTGATCTCGACAAATTCGGTCAGCGTGGCAATCCTGTCTTTCAGGCTCCCTCCGTCGTATTTTCCCGGCTGGAGGATCGCGCTCCCGATCGATCCCTCGTTGCTAGCAGCAAGAACATGGTTGTTGGAAAGGATGAAGATCTCGCCCTTCTTTTTCACGAGACAGCCGAGCGTTCCGGCCGTGATGTTCTCATGCCCTATGCTCACGCCGCCGGGCGCCGGCCGCCAGCGGTCCGTACGCGCTTTTTTGAAATCATTATACGGAAACGCGCGATTCTCCCTCAAGGCCTTCAGCTTTCCCGTCTCGACAACATCCGTGAGGATCCCCTCTATTTCCGCGGGCACGAGATCCTTTTTGGAGATCTCGGAAACGGGGAGCTTTTTCTCTACCGAACAGACGATGCTCAATTTACCTGTATTTAAGCCGTCCTTAGTTTTGTATCCAAGGCCGACCGCAAGAACATTTTTCTTTTTGAGCAGATCTTTTCGGTGTTTTCTCAAGGTTTGTTTGATTGGCATTTCGTCTCCTTATTTGGCCTTTTTTTTCTTCTTCATATCGGCCACTCGCCTGGTTTTCGCGACGATGTCCCGGGCCTCCTCCACTTCGGTCAGCCGGTTCGTCAGCCCCTTGATTTCGGTTTTCAGTTTGTCGATCTTGGTGTGCCGGCTCTGGATGTCGTCCTTGATCATCGTGACGTCGGTCTCCAGGACGTTGAACACCTTGTCCTCCGGACCGTAAAGATTCGGTTGTGTCTCGGTTTTTCTCATTTTTCCCCCTTTCCGGCGAAAGACGGGATCCTCGGGATTCCCGTCCTCGCCATAAGAATTAATTCAAGATCTTACCGCGGAAATTTTTGAGGTCGAACATCTTTACCGATTCCGGGAGCAGTTTGTATCCCATCGTCGCGCCAATAATGACCTCGACGAGCAGCATGATCGCCGTCATGTCGATGGGCGTTCCTGTCATTGCAATGTAGTAATACCAGACGCCGCCCGAAACCAGGATAGCGGTCACAACGGCCCACGCGTCTTTGATGACAAGATTTGCTTTTGCCGCCAGGACCTTGATGAACGTGACGACGACCGCGACCTTCGCAATCATGACTAAAACTGTCGGCATTTTTGCCTCCTTCATTTAGATTTCATCTATGTTATCCCCTCACTCTTTAATGCTCTCTCTGATCTTCTTTCTGAGCGTGTTGTAGATGATCCGGATGAAGCGCCGCGTCTCTGGCTCTGCGATTCTTGCCCTGTAATGAGGGGATTCCAGGGCATTCAAAAGGATGCGCCTCTCGGGCATTGTCAGCTCGATTTTCAGGTTCCCGTTTTTGTATCTATCCAGCTCTTCTTCCAGCCGCTTGATCTCTCCCAGAAGGCGGGTATTTCCTCCAATAAGGGATTGCCGCTCTTCCTTGAGCCCTTTAATTTTTTTCAATACCCGGTAAAGAAAAGTCCCCAGAATGGCGCCTATAACACTTGTAATGAGCCCAATGGAAACGATTGAGATCATCCTTAACGCTTCTCTCCTTCGGCCCGGGCTCTTTTCATCCTTAATTCTTGGGCGCGCCGCTCGTTCTCGTGCATTTTCTGGATCTCTAAACTCGAGAGATCTTCAATATCTCCCTCCAGCCAGTCAATCTCTAAAGATGTTGATTTGATCTGATCGTGAGAATTCAGATCCCAACAAACGGCCTCAAAAGATACTTTCTGGCCCGGTCTTATGTCGGCTCCGTCTGCCAGATAATCCCACGCGGTGTCGATTATGGTCGTCTGCGCCTCATCCCCATAACAGATAATGGTGATGTCCGCATTCCAGGCGATGTTGGTCCCGACGTTCTTTACCCATCCCTTAAACGTCGGACAGCCCCATAGATACCGTTCGTTGATCTGGCCCACTACGACCAGCTCGGCTGCTTTCACGACCACCTTAGCCGTCGCTGTTACTGTCCCGGTGCTGTTTGTGGCCTTTAGCGTGTATTTGGTTGTTTTCTCTGGCCGCCCTTCCCACCATCCCGATTCGCTTACCACGCCAATGTCGTGATTGATTCTGACAGTTTTGGCATGCTCCGTATCCCATTCGAGAGTAATCCAGTCGCCCAGCGCGATGGTTTCCGGATCCACCGTGAAGAAATTGATAACAGGCATGGGATCCGGCTCGGGCTCCGGCTCGGGTTCCGGTTCTGGGATCGGCTCCGGGGTTACGGGTGTCGTGGGGCTTTCCTTACCACACCCGACAAACCACACTAAACCCAAAATCAAAAACATCACTAAAACTCTTTTTCTCATAATTTCCTCCTTAGTCATCGTCCGAAAGACGGACGTTCATAACCTCTCT